CTAAAAACGAACAACTACACAAAGCAATTCGTGAAGTAAAACGTAAATTATCTGAAATTGATCGTATTGTTGAATATACATCACGTATGAAACAAGAATTAAGTGAAGGTGAAGAAGGATTAAAATACTGGAAAAAAACAGAAAGTAATATTGCAACTATATCAGAAATGGTAAATGCATTAAATAATAAAATAAAAAATCTAAATCAATAATATGGCAAATGTACCCGTAAACTCAGGAGGAGTATATGTAGCTCCAAATACTACTGTTAGTGGATCGTTTGGTGGTGGAATGTTAGTATTAGCGGGTGGTGTATCCGCTTCAATTTCAAGTTTAAAGTATATTAGTGGATATACCGTAACTAGTCCTGGCTTTAACCCAGTATACTCACCAGCAGAAGGAACAATAACTAGCTTTGGAATGGCTAATGGCTCTAAATTAGAATTAATGATTACAACATGTAGTTTAGCAGCTGGTAGTTCACCTGTATTTTTGTATACATAAAAATTAAATAATGGCTAAAGCAAAAGGAACAAGCGAAGTTAAAAAATTAACATTCGGAGCTCGCAAAAAAGGAACAGCAAAAAAATCATTCAACAAACATACACCACGACCAAAGAAATATGTTGGTCAAGGAAGATAAATAAAATATACCAATGAAAAGTATTAAACAACAGTACATCGATTTACGTGAAGGTAACATGACTCAAGCGAACTTTATGCGTAATTTACGTATGACATTACCTCAATACGTTACTAACATAACTTCATTTGAAGATTCAGTTCGTATCCTTAAAAATAAAGGTATATTAACTGAAGCTGATGAAAAAGGTAAATGGACTAATACCGATGGTAAGTCAATGTATGATCAATTTAGTGAAATTAACAATTTGAATGGTCAAGAAGTATTAGTTGGTATTGACTATGAAATGGAAAAAAATGAAGAGTTAACTAAACAAGAAGCTCAAAAAATTGTAATTAAAAATCTTAAAAAAAATCAATTTTATTACACAAACCAAGACATGTCAGGTGTTGAAGGATTTGAACCTGATTACATAGGTGGTAAATCAGCAAACGCTGAAGCACGTCAAATGCAACCACTAGAAAAAAACTTAGGCAACATAGTTGATAAGAAAATGGGAATGAAACCCGTTAAAGATGTAGAGAAAGTAAAAAAAGATTCTGATAAAGGTGGTGAAACAAATAAAATGGAAAAAGGTGTTTCATTAATGTCTCTTATCGCTAAATCAGTTCGTGGTGTTCAAAAAATGGATGCTACAGGCGAAAAAATGAAGAAAATTGTGATGAAAGAATCAAGAGGAGAATATACATTTGTAGGAATATTAAATGGTGCTGAAACTGAAAAAGTAAGAACATTACTTGATAGAGATCCAAATATTAATATTGAGGTAGATGAAGAAGAAGGACAAAGATATGATACTTACATTACATCAGATGTTTATACTAATAAAGATATTGAACATGCTGTAAAAATGGCTAAAGGAGAAATATCATCTTCCACATCACCTTCATCTGCTGGAGCTGGAGTAGCTAAGTTCTTAACTAAAGAACGTTTAATGAAAATGATTAAAGAAGAATTAGAAGAAGCTTTAGGAGCTTACAATAGTGGTGATAATGTTACTGACGTAACCGATGAAAATTATTAATATGAAACAACTTTTAATAGATCATACCTCATTTAGAATAGCTAAGTTAACGCTTATGACCGAAGGTAAAAACACCAACGGTAGAATGCTATTACAGGGCAAATTACAAGAAGCCGAAGTAAAAAATGGTAACGGTCGTGTTTACCCACGTGAAATACTTGAACGTGAAGTTCAAAAATACATAGACGGTCCTGTTAAACAAAATAACGCTATGGGAGAATTAGATCACCCAGAAGCATCAATCATCAACTTATCAAACGTATCACACAACATTAAAAAAGTATGGTGGGATGGTAATGATTTGATGGGTCAACTAGAATTATTAAATACACCATCAGGTAAAATTGCAATGGAATTAGTAAGCGCTGGAATACCATTAGGTATATCATCACGCGGTATGGGTTCTGTTAAACAATTAGGTGAAACAGTTGAGGTACAAGACGATTTTGAATTACTATGTTGGGATCTAGTATCAGTACCAAGTACACCAAATGCATATATGCAACCAGTTGGTAAATTAGGTACAATGAATGAAAGTAAGCAATATAAAGCTACTAAAGACTATAGCAAAGTAAATTCATTAATAACTGAAATAATTTGTTCACAAACAGGTGTTTGTGTGTTTTGTCCATAATGGCTTACTTATACCGACATATTAGGTTAGATAAAAATAAACCGTTTTATATTGGAATAGGAGGTGATGAAGAAGGTAATTATGAAAGAGCGTATCATAATGGTCATTATAGAAATAAACATTGGAAGAATATAGTAGCTCAATCACCATACGAAGTTGAAATATTATTAGATAATTTAACTTGGGATGAAGCGTGTAATAAAGAAATTGAATTCATTGAATTGTATGGTCGTAATGATTTAAAACAAGGATCATTGTGTAATATGACTAATGGAGGAGATGGATGTAAAGGATTAAATAGAAAAGGACAAGGTAAAGGTATTAAAAAACCATCATTATCTTTAAAATTATTGGGTAACCAATATTGGAAAAATAGAGATAATAAAGCTATGGGTACTAAAATTAGCCTCAACCAACCAAAACGAAAAAACCACAATAAACCTATACTACAGATAGATTCAATTACAAATACAGTTATTAAAGAATGGATAGGATTTGTTGATTTAGATAATAGTGAATTTAAAGGTGTTAGAGGAGCTATAATACAAAATAGACCTTATAAAGGATTTATCTGGATTAAAAATTATTAATATTTATACTAAAATACAATAAAATAAAATGGCACAATTAATAAACGAAGCAAAAAGATTCCAAAAATTAGCTAATATACAAGAAAATACTCAAAAATTATCTCCTGAAGAACAAAAAGTAGCAGATGATATATTAAATGCGGGTATGCTTGAAGAAGGTAAATTTGATCCTAAAGCTATTTTAAATAAAATGATTCAATGGGGTAAAAAAGGTTTACTAACAATGGCTATTATAAGCTCAGTATTATCTTCATGTGGTTTTGGTCCTACTGTTGAACAAGATCTTAAAAATAAAGCCGAAGAATATGCTAAATTAGAAAAAGAAAAAGATGATTATGCAAAGGGCCTAGCAGATTTTCAAACAACAAGTGATTCAACAATGGCTGTTGCTCAAGGAAAGAAATTTGATAAATTTGATAGAGATACTACATGGTATAATCATTATAATAAAATTACACATGATTTAAATTCTTCATTGGATGATTTAAAAGAAAATAATATCGACTCAGTAGTAAACGAAGCATTAAGAAAAGTTCGTTTAAAAGAAGCTACTACACCACCTCCAGCAACACCTACTCAAAAACCATCAGGTGAAAAATTACAAGGAGGATCTATGGGATTACTAATCCAAAAATTTAATCAATTAGGTATTGAAAATCCAAACTTAAGCTCAGTATTAAGTAGAGTTAAAAATGGAACTAAATTATCTCCTAGTGATAATACAGTTTTAGCATCTATATTAACACAAATGTTAAAAACATCTGATGATAAAACTTTAATGTCTATATTTCAGATTTTTAAAAGTATAGAATCTGCTAAATAAATAATGATTAAATTAATTAATATATTAAAAGAAATTGTTGAAGGAAAAGCTATTGAGGTCCCTGACGAGGAAATGAATAAAGTTGATGATCTATATAAGTACATACATGATCATCTTGAAGATTTAAAAACAAAAGCACCACAGGACGGTAATAAGCCACTAGTACTACCAAAGTTTAAAAACTACTTCACAATAACCCCAATAGGTCAAAACACAATAAGTGTTAGTGCTGGACTATATAACGATCCAGGAGACTTTGCAGCAGGTAGAGGTACAAAAGCCACAGATAATACCACAGCTAAAATAGACTTAGCAAAAAAACACATTATAATTAATTTAGCCAACTTTGCTAGCCACGATGAGCAATACTTTGAAGAGTTGGTAAGACATGAGCTGATACATGCTATAGATCCTAAAACAGCTAAAAAATCATTGTACACTAAAACAGTAGTTGGAGCAGAAAAGAACAGAAAGTTCAATGCTAACGTAGCTAAAAATGCTACAGAGAAGTACACCAGAATGTTTCAAACCCCCGAAGAATTTACAGCACATGCTGGCACTTATATAGGCACTATTAAAAAAAGCTTATCAAAAATAGAAGATCCTGCACAAAAAGAAGCTTATAAGAAGTTAATAGCAAAACTACCGCAAGATCTTAAAAACAAAGATATTGAGGCCGTCAAACAAGATCCGCAATATAAAGAGACAATGCCGTGGTTATTTGCTACTAATGACGACCACGCCTTCGATACAAATCTACAAGTTATAAAAAGCTGGATGAACAACCCAGATTTAGCTAAAAAGTTTTTACAAATGATAGCTAGAGTAGCTTAAAATTATTCGCGGTTTTTACTAATCATATATATTTATGGATAACGCCACAATGGGTTATCCATTTTTTATCCTCATGATACCCGGCGATTTATACAACCCCACTATTAAGATTCCCAATAATCTTATTTCCTAAAACAAATTTAAGGAGAACATTTTATGGACAACAAAAACTTATTTAAAGAGGCTATCGCCGACGCTAAAGCCGTTCGCGAAGCAGCGTTAGCAAACGCAAAAGCCGCTCTTGAAGAGGCTCTAACTCCGAAACTTCAATCTATGTTAGCTACAAAGCTACAAGAAATGGAGTATGAAGAAGAAGGCCACATGGGCGAAGAAGAAATGGAAGAAGGATTTACTACATCTCATGGAGATGATAGCGATGAAAATCTTGATTTTAACTTAGAAGAAGAAATGGAAGATGAATCCATGGATGAAGATTTCGATTTATCTGAAATTTTAGCTGAATTAGAAGATGAAGAAATGGAAGAAAAGCTTAACAAAGGTGGTCACACTGGGTCTTTAAAAGACAAAGATGAAAAAACTACTATAGCTACAGCAAAAGCTGACACTCTTTATTCTAAATTAGCTGAAGCTAAAGATGAAGAAGAAGAAATGGAAGAAGAAAGCGTATCTGACATGTCTGTTGAAGATTTGAAAAGCTTAATCAAAGACATCGTTTCTCAGGAAATTGAAGCTGAAGAAGCTGAAGGACCTGAAGCGGAAGAAGAAGAAGCTGGAGAAGAATCAATGAGTATGGATGGAGAAGAAGAATCTGACGAAATTAATTTAGATGAATTATTAGCTGAATTAGATGCTTTAGGCGAAGGCGACGACATGGAAGAAGAATCTATGTATGAAGCTAAAAAAATGAAAATGAAAAAAGCTAAAGAAGAAGAAGAAAAGAAAAAAGAGATGAAAGAAGCAATTCGCACTATCAACACTCTTCGTTCTGAATTAAATGAAGTTAATTTATTAAACGCTAAGTTGCTTTATGTTAATAAAATCTTCAAAGCTAAGAATTTATCTGAATCACAAAAATTAAAAGTTATTGCTTCATTTGATAAAGCAACTACAGCTAAAGAAGCTAAAGTTGTATTCGAATCATTGAACAGTACTTTAACAGCTGCTCCTAAACAAGCAATAAAAGAATCTTTAGGATTCGCTTCAAGAGCTGCTGGAACGGCACCTAGAAAAGCAATCGTTGAAACAAATGATGCAATTACTAGAATGCAAAAACTTGCAAACATTATTAAATAAAAAACAAACAAAACTTCATTAAAATGAACGTACAACAATTATTAGAATCGTCAAATCAATACAAAGTTATTGCTGATGACGCAAAAAGACTTAGCTCTAAATGGGTAAAGTCAGGCCTTTTAGAAGGTCTTAAAGGCGAAACTGATCGCAACACAATGGCTATGCTATTGGAAAATCAGGCAAAACAATTAGTAACTGAAGCTTCTTCAACTGGTACTGCATCTCCAGGTTCTGGTGCGTATAGTGGTGAATCTTGGAATGGAGTTGCTCTTCCATTAGTAAGAAGAGTATTTGGTGAAATTGCTGCTAAAGAATTCGTTAGTGTACAACCAATGAACTTACCTTCAGGTCTTGTATTCTATCTTGATTTCAAATATGGTACAAACATTAACCCATTCACTTCAGGTAACTCTTTGTATGGTGCTAATCCTACTTCAAACGTAACTGATTTAACTTCAGCTTCATTGTATGGTGCTGGTAAATTTGGTTACTCAGTTAACCAATATACTGCATCTAATGTAGCTTCTGTAATTTCTTCAACTTCTGCTAGTTGGGCTGATTTCAACTTTGATTCAGATTATTCTTCATCTGCTGCTGCTGGTACTTATAAAAAAGTACAAGTTCCTTTACCTGCAGGATATGATAAAAATGCAGTTCGTGCATTTATTATTACTTCAGGTTCAACAACTACTGGTATTTTAGCTTCTGATGTTCTTCAGAATTTTACAACTGTAGATACTAACAATACTGCTTCTTTCATTATAACTGGTTCTAGATTTACAACTGGTCAAACTGGTGGTATTACAATAGGAGCATTGTATTATGAATTTTCTCCACAAGATTCTGGTAGTGGTCAATTCCGTGGTGATTTTGAAGATGGTGTTACTAAACAACCAGGTACTGCTGCTCCTTCAACAATTAACATCCCAGAAATTAACGTTCAGTTAAAATCTGAAGCAATTGTTGCTAAAACTCGTAAGTTAAAAGCACAATGGACACCGGAATTCGCTCAGGATTTGAACGCTTACCATAGTGTAGATGCTGAAGCTGAATTAACTGGTATCTTATCTCAATACATTTCAATGGAAATTGATTTGGAATTATTAGATATGTTGATCCAAAACGCATATACAGTTGATGCATGGTCTGCAGTTAATAACACAACAGTTTCTGTTACAGGGGTTGGTGCTAATACAGTATTAAATGCACCATCAGCATTTGCTTCTGGTCAAGGTTACTACAATACACAAGGTGGTTGGTTCCAAACTTTAGGTACTAAATTACA